GCGTTTTACATGAACCGTACCGTGCACAGCGGTCTGTCTATTGCTGCAATGGACAAGTCACAGTATGTGCTGAAGGTCGAAGAGGCTTTGAGCCAATTCGGTACACCCAACAGCTACCTGTCTTTCCTGGGCGTTCCTCTGCGCCGTGTGGACCAACTGCTCAACACAGAATCTCTCGTGGCCTAAGTGGTGCGATTAACTCAACATATTAAGGATAAACAATCATGATCACCGATGCATTCTTGCGCCTATCAGACGCACAAGCCCTGACCGTCACAGCGGTCTCCACCAACACCATCGACTTGGGAGTCGCCCGTGACATGGGCGCGGGTGAAGAAATCTACGTCTACTTCACCGTACCCACAGCCTTGGCTGGCGGCACCAGTGTGACTTTTCAAGTCATCACCTCCGCTGCTGCGGCGCTCACCTCACCGACCATCGTCGGTGCCACCAACGCCGTCGTCACTGCCACCTTGGTGGCTGGCTACAAGACAGCGGTGCGCATCAACCCTGGTTTGTTTGCAACAGGCCAGCGCTACCTCGGCGCGCAGTACACCATCGTCGGAACTTACACCTCCGGCACCGTCACTGCTGACGTTGTGGCTGACGTTGCTGACTTCAAGACCTACGCTTCTGGTTTTAGCGTGACTTAACAGTAGAGGAAAAAAACCATGCCACGCTACCTTGTTCTCGCAAAATCTTTCATCAACAACACCATCGTGGAAGAGGGGGAGGTCGTCGAGTACGACGGCAAACCCGGCTCCAACTTGGAGTTGGTCAAAGGCCCAAAAAACAAAACTGAGGCCAAAGCTGAAAGCAAGTCCGAGAGCAAAGATAGCGCGGCAAACAACGTGTTTAAAGCGGGGGAGTAACCCTCTTCCTCTTTAGTTGCCCGCGTCTTAAAAAACGCGTTTAAAGGGGGGGCCAACCAGCTCCCCTTTTTTTTAAGGTAAATGTCTATGGCCTCCGAAGTCGATATCTGTAACCTGGCCCTGGGCCACTTGGGCGACTCAGCTACCGTCTCCTCCATCGATCCCCCCGAGGGCTCGGCGCAGGCAGAGCACTGCGCACGCTTTTATCCCATTGCCCGCGACTCCCTGCTCGAGCTGCACTCCTGGGGCTTCTCGACCACGCGCATGACCCTCGCCCTCTTGGGCTCTGGCTGGCCCGAGTGGGCCTACTGCTACGCCTCCCCTGGTGACGCCGTCAACATTCTCTCTATCTTGGCCGGGGACGCAACCGACGACTACAGCGTGGGCACCAATTACGGGTTCACCCAAAGCGGTATCCCCATCATTGGCTCGGGCGCCTACACCCCCCAAACCTTCAGCCTAGAGACCTTGGAGGACGGCGCCGTGGTGATCTACACCAACCAAGTCGACGCCGTGTGCAGGTACAACCGCACCATCACCGACACCACCACCTTCTCGCCCCTCTTTGTGGACGCACTCGCGTGGTACTTGGCCAGCTACTTGGCCGGGCCCATCATCAAAGGCGAGATGGGTGCAGCAGAAGCCAAGCGCTGCATGACCATGTTCAGCGCCGTCTTTGGCCGTGCCACCACCTCCGACGCCAACCATGTTCAGCGCCGTCTTTGGCCGTGCCACCACCTCCGACGCCAATGACCGCAGAACCCAGATCGCCCAAAACGTGGGCTGGATCGCTGGGCGATAAAACAATATGCCAAACGTCAGAACCCTCTCGCGCTCATTCGGTGGTGGCGAGCTCACCCCCGAGTTCTTTGGCCGCATAGACGACGCCAAATTCCAAACCGGCCTGTCCCTGTGCCGAAACTTCATCACCTTGCCCCACGGGCCTGTGGCCAATCGACCCGGCTTTGCCTACGTCAACGCCGTCAAAACAAGCCCCAAAGCCACCCGCCTCATCCCCTTCTCCTACTCCACCACCCAGACCATGGTGCTCGAGTTCGGAGACGGCTACATCCGCTTTCACACCAACGGGGCCACACTCACCACCGGTGCCGTCACCGCTTGGGCCACCACCACGCCCTATGTATTTGGCGACCTGCGCTCCAACGGCGGCATCAACTACTACTGCGTGGTCTCCCACACCTCGGGCACCTTTGCAACAGACCTGGCCGCGGGCCGCTGGTATGCGCTCACGGGCACCACCTACGAGATCCCTTCCCCCTATGCAGAGGCAGACCTCTTTAACCTGCACTATGTCCAGTCCGCTGACGTCCTGACCATCTGCCACACCAGCTACGCACCGCGTGAGCTCAGGCGCTATGGTGCTACCAACTGGCAACTCTCGACCATCACCACCTTTTTAACCTGCACTATGTCCAGTCCGCTGACGTCTTAACCATCTGCCACACCAGCTACGCACCGCGTGAGCTCAGGCGCTATGGTGCTACCAACTGGCAACTCTCGACCATCACCTTTGCCTCGACCCTAAGCGCCCCCACGGGCGTTGCTGTAACGCCCACAGGCACCGGCACACCTACCTATAAATACGTCGTCACCTCGGTGGGCACAAATGGCATCGATGAGTCCTTGGCGTCCTCCATCGTCACCTGCACCAACAACTTGCTCATCAGCGGCAACTACAACACCGTGAGCTGGACCGCGGCCTCCGGGGCCCAGCGCTACAACGTCTTCAAATTCAGCGGTGGCCTGTACGGGTACATCGGCCAGTCCGACGCCACCACCTTCGTTGACGACAACATCGTGGCCGACATGGGCAAGACCCCGCTTATCTCCAACAACCCCTTCTCGAGCTCCGGCAACTACCCCGCGGCAGTGAGCTACTACGAACAACGCCGATGCTTTGCCGGCACCTCCAACTATCCACAAAACATCTGGATGACCAGGACCGGTACCGAGTCCAACATGGGCTACGCACTGCCCACCCTGGACGATGACTCGATCAACTTCAGAGTCGCAGCAAGGGAAGCCAACACGATTCGACATATCGTGCCGCTCACTAATTTAGTGCTCCTCACCAGCGCCGCCGAGTGGCGCGTCACAAGTGTGAACAGTGATGCCATCACCCCAACCACCGTCTCCGTGCGCCCTCAAAGCTATGTCGGCGCCAGCGACGTGCAGCCCGTCATCATCAACAACAACCTGATCTACGCCGCCGCCCGCGGTGGCCACATGAGAGAGCTCGCCTACTCCTGGCAAGCCAGCGGCTTTGTCACCGGCGACCTGTCCCTTCGTGCTCCCCATCTGTTTGACAACTTGACCATCAGCGACATGTGCTACGCCAAAAGCCCGCAACCTATCGTGTGGGCCATTAGCTCCAACGGCAAACTGCTTGGCCTGACCTATGTCCCCGAGCAACAAGTCGGCGGCTGGCACCAACACGACACGGATGGCACGTTTGAGTCATGCTGCGTCGTTGCCGAGGGTAACGAGGACGTGCTCTATGTGGTCGTCAAGCGCACCATCAATAGCGCCAGCGTGCGCTACATAGAGCGCATGCACACGCGTCAATTCACCGACCCCGCCGACGCGTTCTTTGTGGACAGTGGCTCGACCTTCAATGCAGCCAACACCAGCGTCACCACCATCACCGTGAGTGGTGGCACCACCTGGGGCCCAGAAGAAAACCTCACCCTAACCGCCAGTGCGCCACTCTTTGCGTATCCCGCAACAACGGACGTGAACGACGCCATCGTGTTCACCGACGCCTCGGGCAACAGCTACCGACTCACCATCTACCAGACGACCAGCACCACCGTCGCCCTGGCGCGCGTGGACGTGACCCTGGCCGCGGCTTACCGCAACACGGCAACAGCGGTGTATGCGTTTGCCCGCGACTCGATCTCGGGCCTCTCCTGGTTGGAAGGCAAAAGCGTCAACATCCTGGTCGATGGTGCCGTGCACCCCAGACGCATCGTCACCAGTGGCGCAATTTCCCTTGACCGCGCAGGCTCCAAGGTGCAGGTCGGCCTGCCCATCACCAGTGACATCACCACGCTCCCCTGGAACGCGCAAATTGATGCAGCATTTGGCCAGGGCAGAACCAAGAACGTCAACAAAGTGTGGCTGCGCGTGTTCAGGAGCTCAGGCATCTTTGCCGGGCCCGACGCAGACAATTTGATTGAGGCCAAACAACGCAGCACCGAGCCCTACGGCACACCGCCAGCGCTTAAAAGCGACGAGATATTGATCTCGATTACGCCCCAGTGGAACAACTCGGGGCAGGTGTTTGTGAGACAAGCCGACCCACTCCCCTTGACCGTTGTCTCCATGACCTTGGAAGTTGCGTTAGGCGCATAACTTTTGACACGGGCTAAGGCACTAAGGGTGCGCGTCACAAGGCTGTTTGCATTTATGGTTACCCATTAATTTGAAAGAGGGCGGACATGTCATTTGCAGTAACAGCGATGAGCATTGGAGCAGTCAACAGCGCCTTGGGCGCAAGAAACTCTGCCATCGGGCAAAGAAATGCGCTCGACTTCCAAGCATCAATGGACGACCTCAGCGCCAAAAGCGCCGAGCTCTCCGCCCAGTCAACCCTTCTCGCCGGACAGCGCCAACAACAACGCGTCATGCTGCAAGGTGCCAGGGTCAAGTCTGCCCAAAAAACCTCCATGGCCGCCAACGGCATCGATATCTCAGGCTCCGAGACCGCCAACCGCCTCTTGGCCTCAACCCAGTTCATGACAGAGAGCGATGTGCTCACCATCAGCTCCAACGCCACCCAACAAGCGGAGAGCTTGCGCATGCAAAAAGTTAATTTACAAAACAGCGCCTCCATCAAACGCGCTACCTCCAGCGGCATTGACCCGAACATGGCCATGTACTCGTCCCTCATCGGCAGCGCCGGTCAGGTCGCCAGTAGTTGGTACATGATGAACAAGGTGGGCGCCTTTGCACCCGGTGTGTCCCTTGCTGAGTCCTAATAATGGCTAAAGTCCCCACCTACGAAGACTTCCAAGCACAGCCCCAAGCGCTGGCACCCGTGCGTGCTGACGCCGCAATGACCCCCGCCATGGCCGCTATGCCCGGGCAGCAGCAGCAGCAGCTCGGTCAGGCCATGAGCTCGCTTGGCCAATCAATGGCCAACATCGCCATCGATGCGCAGCGCGACATCAATGACGCCCAAACCAAGCAAGGCGACAACACGCTTTCGCCAAAAATCAGAAACATCGTCACAGGCTATTTAAGCCTGACAGGGGGCGCCGCCGTCAGTCAAGACAAAACCAGTGGAATGACCGAGCGCGACGGGGCCATTAAAAGAATTGATGATGAAATAAAAAGCACCTCTGGAACTTTGGCTAATGATGCACAAACAAAAATGTTTGGCCCCGTCGCCGCGCACCGGCGCGAGCAAGCGATCCAAAGTCTTGACCAACACTACTTGCAGCAGTCCAAGATATTTAA